CTCGGTGGTGTAGAGCTTCGGCTCTGCGTCGACTGTGCCGACGATGGTGGTCTGGATGTATCCCATGATCAAGCCCCTCCTTCGGGCTGCCCAGAGTATAACGCACGAGGGAGGGAGGTGATGAGGGTCGCCATGTAAGGAGGGACAAAAGTTGGCGTTTTCAGTCTCCACCCCAAAAATGGAGACCCCTCACCACCAGAGTCCTCTATCCTGCTTCTGCTTCTGCCGCTTCCTCAGCCTCTGCTGGCTCCTGTACTGCCTCAGCTTCTGGTGTGGGCGCTGGACCCTCCTGCTCTGCTGGAGCCTCCTGAGCAGCCTCTGAGCCCGGCTCACTGAGCTCGAGCTCGCAGCTCCCCCAGGTGCCAGCCACCACGAGGGCACCTCCGAGAAATGCGACTTTCGTGGATTTTCGCGCTTCGTCTAATTTGTCTCTGATGCTCACAGCAGGTCCTCCTCATGGATGAGGGTGTAGGTAAAAGAAGTCCATTTAGGGTGATGATCGATCTGGAGGTGTGCGAGGTCGATGAGCTCCAAAAAATCGCGCTCACGCTTGAAAACCTGACAGCCTGCAGACCAGGTCCAGCGCTTACCAGACGAGCTCACGCCAGAGATCCTCGAGGAGTCTCTCCCCGCCTTGTGAATATTCGCCCCGATGAATCCGGTCTCGAGCCTGTGCGGGTCCATGTCGAGCTCGGTGTCGAGCGTCGAGTCCCTGTAGAACTTGATCGGGCCTGGACCCCGTTGGACGAGCGCCTCGTATTTGTTGCGGTGGAGGCCGAGGACATAGGCCGAGCGGTGCTGCCCGGTGGCCATGATTGCCGTCCCGTCTGAGTTGTAGAGCTCAGGATGGAGCAGCGCCTGCTTTCCTGGGTCGGTTGTGGCTCTCCACCATTTGGTAATCCACGAGCCACCCACCTCCTCGCGGTAGGTGCAGGTCATCCAGTCGTCGAAGAGGTCCTCCGACTGGTCTCTGTTGGTGGTGCGGATGCCGATAATGTTGAGGTTGTAGGCGTGTTGACCGTCGAAGGCTTTGTAGCCCAGACGCTCGACAGCCTTGAGGAGTGGCGGCAGCATCTACTCGGCCTTCTTGATCACGAAGTCGCAGACGAGGTCCACCAGGAGCCCGATGACGACCTCCTCCTGACGCTCATTGAGGATCGGCAGATTTACCTTCTCATTGATCAGGTCGATGACGAATGCTCGCTTGGCCTTCCCGCTCTTCGGAGCCGGAAACAGGTCCTCAGCCATCAGCACAGCGTGCTTGATCACCATCGCTCGGTTGATCTTCCGTTTTCTTCCTCTCATTTTTTGCCTCGCTTGCCCTTCTTTTTCTTCTTCGTTCCGTACAGCTTTTTTGCTGGTCCCAGTGGCATTTTTGCTCCTACCATTTCACTTTATTTGCCCAGTAGCTCCCGCTCATCTTGCCCTTCGCGATGCCCTTGGCGTGTCGTTTTCTGAATGCGGCCCGCTTGGCCCTGTCTCCCTTCGTCTCGTTCTTCCTTCCTCGCTTCGCCGTGTCTGCTCCCTGCTGTCCGAATCGGATGAGCTTGACCTTCGCGCCATCCTTCGCCAGGACGACGTGAGATTTGGTCTTGTGCTTCGGTGTCCTTTTCGGCTTGTTGACGCCCTCCAGGCCGTAGCGCTTGAGCATTTTCTTAATGTCCTGCGCCATCACTCGACCGCCTTGAGGACCCTCTCGAAGAGCTCCTCGTATTTCTTCGTCATGTCTGAGAGCTGTGCTCCGTACTTCCGATTTTGAAAAATCAGGTAGCCCAGAAACAGCCCTGTGACCCCGAGATCGATCAGCTCCGCCGCGAACTCGCTCTCCACCTCTATCGCTCCATCAGGAAGGCGAGGCACTGCATGATCACCACGGTCGCAATGATCAGGCCCTGAGCGGTGGCGACCTGCTTGTTGATCCCCTGGATGTCTTCACGGATCGAGCTGACCTCGACCTCCAGCGTGTCCTGTCTGTTGCCCAGGACCGCGACCTCTGTCTCAAGTTTTCGAACACGTGTTTCCATCGAAATCCCCCTATAAGCGACCACGCAGAAACCAGACTTTCCAGTCGCTCCGAGCGGTCTTAAAGGAGTCTGGATCGGTCGTCTCGTAGAAAAGCTCGTATTTGTCGAGGTCTCGATCAGCGTCCAGGATCTTGAGGTTTCGCGATTTTGCGCATTCGATGAGGACAAAATTGGAATAGCTGACCGCCTTGGAGGTGGTCCCCATGTCCACGCCCCAAAGGCTCCCGCTCTCGACGTCTGCGACGATCTGATCTGCGGAGGTGCTGCTCGAACATTGAATTGCGATTAGTGTCATGTGAGAGACGCTCGATTTTGGACTGGTTGGAGGACATAGCGGATCCGCTTCACGCGAATATTCCCGTTGCAGTTGTTGTTGTTGTCCGCCCCGAACCAGACGCAGATGTGCTGATAAGGATAGGTGCTCGTGTCGCTGATTTTGGTGGCGTTGTCGTAGCAGCTCTGGCCAGCGATCGACAGCGGATAGAAGGGCGTGTCTGAGCTGTAGCTGCCGCCCCAGATGTCATTCCTGCCAGCGCTGTTTTCCTTCCTGATTGGAGGCGTGCAAAAGACAATTGTGTCGTGAGCCTGTGCCGGAGCAGATGCCTGGTTCTTCCAGGAATATCCGTGACTGGTGCCGGAGCTCGAATGATAGGTCTTGTAACCCGAATAATACAGATTGGTGTTCGAGGTCGAGGACGGCTCATTTCCTGCCGACTTCTTCACCTGAGCCGCGATCCATGTCACCGAGGCCCCTCCTGCTGTAGGGCTTCCGCTCTGATCTGAGGCGTATCCGGTGAGGCCAACCATGCAGGTCATGTTCTGGCCATAGCCTCCAGTCGCAACGCCATTGATCGGGCCGCCTCCAGCGATGTCGAAAAGCACCTCAATTTTGAGGATCATGCTCTCCGGTTGGAAGACGTGAGCGGCTGTTCCTGAGGGCACAGCAGCTCCTGAGGTGGCCCAGGGTGTGAGGTGGGCGCTTCGGATCATGGCCTTCCCCTTCATGGTCGAGCCGTGGATCTGGAGCTTTGTGGCTGCTGCCTGGTTGAAGACTAAAATGCTCCCATCCAGGCCGAGCGAGGTGTCGCTGTTTACCCCGACACCATCCACCACAGTCCAGCCGTCGGACGGATCCAGTGGAAGCTCGGTCCAATCGGCCCACTCATTTGAGCTCGAACCTCCTCCTCCTGCGCCCTGATCAGCGCGTCGTTTATTTCCTCTTGGATCGATCGAAATTGGTCTTCCGACAGCCATTTACCACCCCGCTTTGATTTTGTAAATTGTCGTAACGCTGTTGTCTGTAGCACTTGCCACAACGCTCTGATGAAAGAGCTCGCCTGTGGCTGAGTAGTACTCCACAGGAGGATCCATCTGGTTGTAAATGGTCGCGGCTGCTGTGCCGTTTTCCACCACGGTCTGGACCGATAGGGAGCTCCCTGAGGCTGTCGTCAGCTTCGGATCGATAGTGGCTGCAGATCCTGCCGTTTTGTCGGCTGCCTGCTGCAGGAGACGCCCCTTCTTCGGGAGGCCTGAGATCGTAGCGATGGATCCCGCTGCGGCCTCGGTCTCGGTGATCTGGACGATGTAATCAGTCCCTCCGACGTGGGAGACGGTGACGGTGGCTGAGTAGGCCATTGTGGAATTCCTTTTTTGTGAGGTTGGTGTCTGGGCCTTGTGCTATCCCGTGGGGATTGTATCGCGAGGGAGGTCTGGAATCAGCAGAAAAGTGAAGACGAGATCCTCCTCTCCCCAATCGATCGCCTGGATGAGGACGACCTGGTCGTCGAAGTAGAGCTCCGAGTCGGTGATCGAGACGATGTCTCCGATCTGCAGATAGGCGAGCTTGTAGGGAGCACGATAGCTGATCGTCCTATGCTTGGCCGAGTAGGCCCTGCTCATCCAATTGACGATGCGTCCAGCCGTAGCTCGAGAGGAGACGAGCTCGGTCTCCAGGTCGAGAGGTTTGGTGCCGTACTCT